GAAAAAGGAGTGAATTGATTTGGTGCTGAAATAATAGCTCTTATATCACTATCTAGATTTCCATAGGCACCATACCTACTTCTATTATTAGGGTTCATAGCACGGTTATATATTACATGCGCAATAGCTCTTCCTCCTTGTGTATTTTTATCATCTTCAGCTATCATCATACGTGCCATTGCTTCTTGATCACTAATATTTTTGATAAAATCATATCTAGGTCTAGGAGGTGCATCAGGTTTTGGTTTAGGTTTTGGTCTTACACGACCACCAGCTCTGTATCCATGCATGCCGTATCCTCCACGGAATTGTTCTTCCCAATCCATTTCTCTTCTTTCATCCTTTAGTTTCTTTTCTTTTAATGTTTTTGCACGTTGTTCTTTTG